ACTGGTATCGGAAAAGCTAAGTAGGGTTGTTGACAGACCAAATAGTGTCTGTGATATATTAGTTCTGTTCCAGTAGGAACAACTGTCAGAGAGCCCCTCGGCTTTGACATTACAAAAGAGGTGAGATTTGCAGCCGGTCTGGAACCTCCAACCAGAACGTGGGCAGAAGGAGTGGGTCATGTCAGATTCGATTGAAGAGTTCGAGGACGAAGTTCAGACCGAAGTTACACGAGATCCAGTGCGCGCACAATTGCGCAAAGTGGAACAACAGTTGAAGGCAGCCGAGGCGAAAGCCAAGGAGCTCGAAACCGCAGCACGAGAGTTGGCCTTTGTAAAGGCGGGCGTTGATGTAAACGCTCCTATTGCAAAGTACTTCGTTAAAGGCTACGACGGAGAGTTGTCAGCAGATGCGATTCGTGTAGCAGCTCAAGAAGCAAATCTCATCCAAACTGCACCGCAGGAAACAGCTCATGCCAGTGAACAACAGGCTTGGGCAAGGGTGAATAGTGCTTCTCAGGCAGGCGAGAAGTTCGAGCCAGTTACAGACTGGCCGACAAAAATGTCGAACGCTAAGAACCAACAAGAATTGGATCAGCTCATGGCGCAATATAACGCCGAAATGGCAAAAAAACTCATCTAATTCCCCTACTGGGCGCACTACCCACTGGGCTAACAATTAAGGAAATACAGTGGCTTATACCCAACAGTCGTCACTTGGCGTAGACCAGGCGGCGTATGACAGGATGGCATATTTTGCCCTCCGTTCGGAACTCTTGTTCGATCAGGCAGCTGACGTTCAGGCAAGCAATCAGACCATGCCAGGTTCTTCGGTGATCTTTACGATCTTCTCGGAACTTGCAGTTGCAAGCACCCCACTCACTGAAACCAGTGATGTTGACCCAGTCGCAATGGCTGACAGCAACGTAACCGTAAGCCTCACGGAATACGGTAACACCATCAACACCACAGCTAAGCTCCGTGGCACCGCGTTCTTGGACGTAGATGCTGCCGCAGCCAACCTGATTGGTTACAACGCAGGTAACAGCATGGACACAGTTGTCCGTGAAGTTCTTGCTGGTGGCACAAACGTTGTTTACGGTGGCGGTGGATCAAGCGATGAAACCTCACGCACAGCCATCGAAGCTGAAGACATCATCGAAGCGAACGATATTCGCAAGGTGACTGCAGCTCTTCGTGGAGCAAACGTAAGCCCATGGTCCGGTTACTACATCGGATTTATCCACCCAGACGTTTCGTACGACCTTCGTCGTGAGACCGGAAACGCTTCGTGGAACGCACCACACGTAAACATGGATACCGCTAACATCTACACAGGTGAAATCGGTACCTTCGAGTCGGTTCGTTTCATTGAGACACCACGTACCAAGGTCCGTGCAAATGCTTCAGACGGAGCAGGCGCAGCAGGAAACATTGACGTGTATGACACTTATATCATGGGCCGTCAGGCACTTGCTAAGGCATACTCGTTTGTTGATGGAAACGGTCCTGTACCGTCGGTACGACGTGGTCCAGTGGTTGACTCGCTCATGCGTTTCAATCCAATTGGTTGGTACTGGCTTGGTGGCTACGGCCGCTTCCGCGAGGCTTCATTGCGTCGCATTGAGTCAGCATCGTCAATTGGCGCTAACGCCTCATAAGTAAACTGCTTAGCCCTCTCACCTGGTTAGAAATCCGGGTGAGGGGGCTTTGCTATAGTGTTAACAACGAAAGGTTTGTATGTCAATTTCTAACTACGCTGAATTAAAGATCCTCGATCATGTAACAGGGCGTGCTGCTTTTACGATTCCAACTAACGTTTATTTGAAGTTGCATACGGGTGATCCGGGCGAAGCCGCGACAAGCAATGCAGCAACAGAAGCCACGCGCAAAGTGACATCTTGGTCTGCTGCTTCTTCGGGAGCAATTGCAACAAGCGCAACTGTTGAATGGACGAACGTTTCCACCACCGAGACCTATACACACTGGTCGATGTGGGATGCAGCAACCGACGGCAACGCACTGTGGAAGGGTGCACTTTCTGCATCTGCTGCTGTAACCGCTGGCGACACTTTCCAAATTACTTCGCTTACGCTTTCGCTTGACTAGTAGGTAGGGAGATTCCCTATGCCTGCTTTTCAAAGCACGCTTACAAATTATTCATCACCGTACAAGCCGGCAACCGGTCTTTACATTGGTGCACCCATATGGCAGTTAACTGCTAGTAGTTCCGGTGTTGGTTCGGCAAGCGTAACTAGTCTTTCAATAAAGGCAAAGAGCGCAACTGGTTCTGGACTCGGAGCGTCTTCGGCTTCAGGTGTTCGACTTGTACTGCGAACCGCTTCCAGTTCTGCTGTTGGCAGTTTCACGATTGTAATCTCTGGACCGACTCAGCTCCGTCTTGGTCGCCTTACCGACTACTCGTTCCCTTACCTAACCGGTGGTCGCTACTACATAGGCCCAGCAATATATGAGCGAACTGCTACTGGTGATGGAACCGGAACGCAGTCTGCTGTACGCCTTGTTAAAACCGTAAGACAGGCAACTGGATCTGGATCTGCAGGAGAGTCAACAAGCACGGATCTTGAGATTTTGTTTAGGTCTGCAACCGGATCGGCAACATCATCGGGTGAAGCTGACCCATTCTTGTTTGTGGTCAGACAAGCATCTGGTGCTGGTACTGGATCTTCTTCTGTGGTTTTCTTGCGCAAACGTTTGCGTGTGGCAACCGGAGCGGGAACAGGAACGTCTAGCGCAGCAAGACTCGTCAAGAATCTTAGGTCGGCAACTGGTTCTGGTGTTGGTTCTGCTGTTGCAGTACGACGCATAGTAAACATCAGATTTGCTACTGCATCCGGAACAGCAACATCTTCATCCGTGTCACTTGAGCTTCTTCCAAGAACGGCAACCGCATCTGGTGTTGGTTCAGTAACCGAAGGAGCAACTTGGTACAAGTTCCATATGTTTAGGCCGCCAACAGCATTCGATGGACCGACAACCCTTGTTGGTGGCGACAGGATGGCAAACAGACTTGCCCGTTTCTACAGGCCAAGAGAGCGCGGCATAAACGTTTACAAACTTGTTGACTCAACATTCACACAAGTTGACCAGTCTGACTACACTAATTTTACCAAGGTCTACCACGGTGGACACGTACATCAACTGACAGAGGAGGAGTATGCCGACCTGCTTGGTGCGGGGTATGGCGAATACATGACATGATTCATTCACAAACACACCCAACACTTGATGTAGAAGGTTGTTTTGCTTGCAAGATATCTGGAGTGAGCATTGGCTTGGGGGTACTTGTCTCCGGAGAAAAACAAAGAGAGTCAACTCTTTCTAAAGACCTCGATGCCTATAAGCGTTTGCGAATGAATGGCCAGCAACCTAAACAAATTGATGGTTGTGCAAACGTAGAGTCAAGGGCTACTGATGGCTGGCAGATTGAAACTGGTATACTTCCTAACAAAAGCCATTACAAAACAACAGCAATCTAAGGAGAATAGCAATGCCAATGGTCGGTAAGAAAGAATACGCATACACAAAAGCCGGTATGAAGAAAGCTAAAGAAGCAGCAAAAAAGACTGGTAAGCCAATGAAGATGAAGGGCAAGACTAAGAAGTAATGAAGAAGCCTGTTTGGGATACAAAAAATCCTTCCAAGAAATCTAAGAAGCTTTCTCCATCACAGAAGGCTTCTGCGAAGGCTGCCGCAAAAAAAGCTGGTAGGCCGTACCCCAACATGGTTGACAACATGAACGCAGCAAAGAAAAAGTAATGGCTAAGACCGCAGCATGGCAACGCAAAGAAGGCAAGAACCCTAGTGGTGGCCTGAATGCTAAAGGTCGTGCCTCCGCAAAAGCGCAGGGCATGAACCTTAAACCTCCCGTGTCTGCAAAGCAAGCTGCAAAAAGTCCAAAGGCTGCCGCCCGTCGCAAATCTTTTTGTGCGCGTATGGGCGGTATGCCTGGGCCAATGAAAGATTCAAAGGGTCGCCCCACAAGAAAAGCTCTTGCGTTAAAGAAGTGGGATTGTTAAATGTCTACAGTAAATGCGTTACTTGAAAGAGTTAACAGGCAGCTTCTAAGCGGGACTATAGAAGAGCAAAACAAGTTGTCTATTGCTGTTGATTCAGACGACACATCTTTTGTTACCTCATATGATCTTGCCGGCTTAAGAAGCGGTGTTGTTTTTGAGATTGATTCAGAACTCGTGTACATCTGGGAGGTAACACCAGGCACAAAAACAATGACTGTTGAGCGTGGCTATGCTGGCACTACTGCAGCCGCACATGCTGTTGGCAGCATCATAAAGATAAATCCTCGTTTCCCAAAGTCACAAATGATTGAAGCACTAAATCAGGACATTGAGGATTTGTCAAGCCCGCTGAATGGTTTGTATTTCGTCAATACTATTGATCTGAGTTACAACGGATCAGATAGGCAAATCAACATTACTGGGGCTACTTCTATAATTGACATTGTTGATGTTCGTCTTCGATATTTGGATGACGATTTTCCGGTGCTTAGAAAAGTTCGTTTGCAGCGAAACTTGCCAACATCGTATTTTGCATCTGGATTTGCTTTAGTTTTTGATGAGCTAGTTATGTCTGGTACTTTGCGCGTAAGCTACAAATCACCTTTTGTTCGGGTTTCTTCGCTTTCTGAAAACATCCAAACTGTGGCAAAGATCCCTACAAGCATGGAAGACATTCTTGAACTTGGTGTTATGTCCAGAATGCTGTCTGTCAGGGAAGTGAAGAGAAACTTTATTGAGTCCCAGGGCGACACTCGTCGATCAGAGGAAGTTCCTCCTGGCTCCATGCGTGATTCATTCTCAAATATTTTGCGCCTTCGTCGTGACAGAATTATTGCTGAGGCAGCAAAACTTTCAAGACAATACCCTTTAACTATTAGGTCTTAGCGTGGCAACGCTTATAGATTTTACCACCGCATATCTTGGTGGTCCGTCGTACTTTACTGGTACTGGTTCTGCTCAGGTTGTTCCATACATTTATCCTGTTGCAATCAATGGTCGACCGTACATGATTGACACTAAGTCAAATGATTTTGGTAGACAGTTTGATGCTCGTGTTCGTGATTCGGTTGACCAGTCTGCTGAGCCTGGTGAGTCTGCTATTAACCCGCAGGGTTTGTGGCGTAGGTCTCAGTCGTCTTGGCATTATGGTGCGGGTCAAAAGTATTCGGATACAGCTGAAGCAGAGGCGTATCGTTTTCGTTCTAGCAAGGGAATAAATATTTGGGAGCAGGGAGAGATATCCCTGTTGCCTGAAACTGCTATTGCTTACTCAACCTCTAGCACCAACTTGTATATGGCTACTGCCAGTAACAGGATTTATGTTTCTGATGGGCAGTTAATTAAGTACACAACAGATTTTTCTACGTTTACCACGGTTACTAGTACCGATGCGTCAGCTATTTACAGTATGACTTCTGACGGATATAACGTGTTTTATTCGTATGCAAGTGGCGACATAGATCAAACCAACGCTGGAATATCTACCTCGTCTAACTACATCACCGGTATTGAGGCTGGTCATGTGGCGTATGTGCGTGGCAGGTTGATGGTTGCTGGACAAGGTACGGATAAGCGAAAAATCTGGAACATCACCACCACCCCGGGTTCAACAGCAAACAACCCAGCTGCATTGTTTACCCATCCAAACGACGATTTTAACTGGGTTGGTTTTGCTGGTGGACAGAACAACATTTATTGTGCAGGCTACGCAGGCAACAAATCGTTGATTTACAAGACCGCTATCAAAGCGGATGGTACAGCGTTGGACATTCCTACGGTTGCTGGTGAGCTTCCGTTGGGCGAGATCGTGCAAGCCATTGACGCATATCTTGGTTTTATTGTGATTGGCTTGACAAACGGTTTGCGTTTCTGTTCTTCTGACACTGAAGGCAACCTTGTGATTGGGCCGTTGATTGAGACCGGTTCTGCGATAACAGCGTTTACTTCTATCGGCAAGTTTGTTTATTTTGCTTGGGCTAACTACGACTCTACTTCTACCGGTATTGGTCGCATGGATATCAGTACACAAGTTTCTGCTAATCAGCCTGTGTACGCATCAGATTTAATGGCTACAGGTCAAGGTGCAATTGTTGATATTCATGAGTTTGCTGGCTCTCCGGTGTTTACTGTTTCTGGTTTGGGTGCGTACCGCCAACATGCCACAAACCTTGTTGCGTCAGGAACTTTGGATTCAGGAATTTATCGTTGGGGTGTTCCGGATGCGAAGTTTATTCCTAAATGGGATTTGCGTACAGAGCCGTTGAACGGAACAGTATCTATATCTGTTTCTGAGGACACTGGAGCATTTAGTGTTATTGGTACACAAATTGCCAGCCAGTCTTTGGAGTCAACTTTTGATGGTTCTGAGTCCAAAGTGTTTGAAGCAGAGATCCGTCTTACACTTGCTCGTTCAGCTTCCAGTTCTGCGTCTGGCCCTGTTCTTACCCGCTGGATGGGCAGAGCTTACGCTGCCCCTCTTCGATCTCAGATTTTCTCTGTTCCTTTATTGCTCCACCACAAACTGAATATCCGTGGCAATGAGTACTGGGTGGATGTAGATCAGGAATTGGATTATTTGCGGGATTTGGTGGAAAACCCTCGGGTGGTTTCCTATCAAGAAAACTTTGCAACCCATTCGGTCATTGTGGAGGATGTCCGCTGGCAGCCAACCGATTCTGCTAACAACCATAATGCGTGGGATTGGAATGGAACCTGCACTGTAATTATGCGTAGTGTAAGATGATACGGTAGTACAGGATTAGGAGAATAAATGCCATACGCTAATAAAAGGTCATACGCAGGAGCAGCTGCTGCATGTACTCTTACTAGCTCCATTAACTCGTCTGTTGACTCGCTGTCTTTGACTGGAACTGTTTCTGGTTGGCCAGACACATCGGGTGGTTCGTTCCACATGGTTATTGATCCGGGTCTTTCAACCGAGGAAAAGATTCTTGTTGGGTCACGCTCTTCTGGTTCTTTGTCTTCTATTACCCGTGGTGTAGACGGAACAACCGCAGCTTCTCATACTGCTGGCGCAACTTGCTACCCAGTATTCACAGCAACTGATGCCGACCAAGCGAACAAGATTGTTTCAACCCTTACAACCAAGGGCGACATTCTTGCAACCGATGGTTCTGCACTCAATCGTTTAGCTGTTGGCACAAATGCTCACGCGTTATTGGCCGACTCGTCAGCAACCAATGGTGTTGCTTGGGGACAGATTGCTGCGGCTGGCTTGGCCGACAGGTCTGTTGGTTCCACAAAGTTGACTGGCTTAACCTTGAACGCGCAAACTGGAACTACGTACACGCTTGTGCTCACCGATGCACACGACCTTGTTACGTTAAGTAATGCTTCGGCAATTACCCTGACTATCCCAACTAACGCTTCTGTTGCTTTTACTATTGGCGACCAAGTAAACATTGTTCAACTTGGTGCTGGCCAGGTAACTGTTGGCGGTGCTGGTGTAACTCTTCGTTCGCAGGGCACAAAGTTAAAACTTAACGGACAATATTCAGCCGCCACGTTAATAAAAATTGACACTGATGAGTGGGTTCTAGTCGGCAACACGGCGGCTTAGTCATGCAAATACTTGGCGTTGCCAACTCATACGCTTCAGCTCCAGTTAATGCTCCTACAAGTTTGTCGGCAACAACGACAACAACTACGGCAACAATTAGTTTTACCGCACCTACCAATGATGGTGGCACGGCGATTACTAACTATGAGTATTCTTTTAACAACTCGACATGGACTGCGCTTAGCCCTGCCGATGCTGCAAGTCCTGTAACCATTAGTGGTTTGTCCGATGGAACTTCTTACACAATCTATTTGCGAGCAGTAAACATTGTTGGTTCTGGCCCTGCTTCTACTGGTTTAAGTGTTACGACTCTTGCACTCTTTTCTACTTCTTATCTTGTTATCGCTGGTGGTGCTGGTGGTACAGGAGGTGGACAAGGCGCTGGTGGTGGTGCTGGTGGTTATCGCACATCTTTCAGTGGTGCTACAACTGGTGGCGGAGGTTCAGCAGAATCAGTATTGTCTATCTCCAAAGGCACTGCGGTTACGGTAACTGTTGGTGCAGGTGCTAGTCAAAACACTAGCGGAAATAATTCGGTATTCTCAACTATTACTTCTACTGGCGGCGGCAGACAAGGAACTACAGGTGGTTCGGGTGGCGGTGGTGGTGGAACTTTTGGTGGTGCCGACGGGACTCCCGGAACTCGTACCGCTTCTCCAGTTCAAGGAAATAATGGTGGTAATGGTGCTCCAGGAAATCTTGGATACGCAGGAGGCGGTGGTGCTGCTGGTGCTGCTGGCAACAATGCCACCGGTGGCAATCCAGGCAATGGCGGTGCTGGATTGTCAAACAGCATTACTGGCTCGGCTGTAACTCGTGCAGGCGGCGGTGGTGGCGGTGGCATTATTGACCCAGGTTCCGCTGGTGGTGCTGGTGGCGGTGGTGGCGGCGGTTCAAACTATGATGGCGGCGCAGGAGCAGCCAATACTGGTTCTGGCGGCGGCGGTGCAGGTTGGTATTACGCGTCACAGAATGGTGGGGCAGGCGGTTCAGGACTTGTTGTAATTCGTTATCCATCATCCAAGGGTGCGCTTGCATCCGTTGGTGGTGGATTGTCATACTCGGGACCAACAACAGTTGGCTCTGATTATGTTTACACCTTTACTGGTGGAACAGGAACGGTAACTTTCTAATGGCACATTACGCATTTCTTGACGAAAACAACATTGTCACCGAAGTTATTACGGGTAAAGACGAAACAGAACTAATTGATGGTTTAGACCCTGAGACTTGGTACGGAAACTTTCGTGGTCAGCGTTGTGTGCGAACTTCGTACAACAACAATATCCGCAAACAGTACGCAGGTATTGGTTACACCTATGATGAAACCGCAGATGAGTTTGTACGACCACAACCATACGCTTCGTGGACTTTGGATAGCAACAACGATTGGCAAGCACCAACACCAAAACCTGAAGGATATTATCGTTGGGATGAAAGCGCACTGGCGTGGGTAGAGTTACCAGCTCCTCCTCCCGCTGGTTAATATTTGTACCAGTAGCACTGTTCGCACTGTTCGCGCAACCTGTTGACGCTGAACCAATACAGGGATTAGACACCACCTACTACACGATTGACGAGACACCACCCGTCCAATCCACCACCGAATACCCTGTTTGCGGTACCGAGTTAGAGAACAACATTAACCGTTCGTATGACGGAGAACCGTACGAGGAATGCACGGGCGATCTGTTCATGGTTCACATGACTGGGTTCATTGAGATACCTGAGCACGACACCATTGAGTTCATGCTCGCATCGGATGACGGTGGAGAAATCACTATCGGCGGAAACACTTGGGGTTACTGGCAAGACCAGGGTTGCTCTGCGATGATGTCGGGACAA